GTTTGATTTCATTGAAACTGGTGTGTTTAAAAACACCTAAAATGGAGAGGAAATACTCTCAGGTAGTAAGAAAGAAAAATCTGCCGCGAGGTCCAGGCTTTGTAGGCCAAAGGCGTTCGTTTTGGGCGTCAGTGCGAGGAGTGTGCATCCAAGCATTTGCGCGTAGGCTTATTCTGTCAGGAAAGGGTGTGTTCTGAAGTTCTTCGATTGTGTCGATTTGTCCAGTACGTTCCATCCAGAAAAGATTTCCGTATTCGGTGGTCCATCCTTCTTCTTCCAACTGTTTGTAAATAGCTTCGCATAGCGCATGAAAGCGCGGCGAACAGCCACAAGCTGCCATAGCGAGTCCAACGCAGGTAGCTTTTAGTCGGGGGTAAGTGTGCTCTTTCTCGGGGAAGAGAAGATGTCGAAGAAGATCCTCGTCAGTGCGAAAGGGCATTCCGAAGTGACAGAAATAACTGAGAACAGTCATTCCGTAGAGGCGGTCTTGTATCATCGACTTCTTCGCATTCAGCTTAGCATTGAAATAAAACAACGCAGAGCGAGCGAGCATGTCAAGGAAGTTAGGTCCGTAGATTACGTACATTTGCTCGAAGAAACGAATTAGCGAATCATCGCCTTGAACTCGAATCCAAAAGTCAGCGTGCTCGATGTTAACACCGAGGGCTGCGAGGCAGGTAGTAATCATAATCGCATTTGCAAAAGAATCCATCAGCTGTGTCTGCTGGTAGCCAGAACCGAAGCCGGAGTAGTTCCATCGCCACAAAGTGTTGTTGGGCAGAAGGATCGGAGTGTACTTGATGCAGTAACACATCCATTTCCAGAGTCGTTCAATCCGTTGAGGATTGGTGCTAGCGTTAGGATAGAAAGAGGTTGGTTGGTAGCGCGAAAAGTCGAAGTAAGATCTCCAAATGCCGTGGACGATGTCCATCAGTCGGAAGAGCAAACGTTTGTCGAATTGCGACCAATCAAGTGTGAGGAAGGTAGAGCCGTTCGGGATTTCCGAAAACAGTAGTCTCCATCCACCTTTCATGATTTCTCGTCCCCAAAGAAGTTTCCCAGTGTCGGGAATGTTGAGGTAAACGCGTTGCAATTGCCAAATAAACATATTTTCAATCATCAAGAGTAGTTTGGTAGCGCCAAATACAGCTCGAATCTTGTCAGGTTCATCTTGCGCGACAACATGTGCGCGGGCGTGCAGCGTGTTCCAGTAATAAGGTTTAGGCGTTCCATCTCTCTCGAAGAAAGCGGCGCGTCCATCCTTGATCTGGTGTACGAGGGTGCGATTGTAGTGAAACATCTCATTATACAGGTTGTGAAAACGAGGTACAGCGTGGGTGATATAGCCGAGGCGTGCTTTAGAAGCGAGGTAAACTTTAATGTTAACCAATTGCGACGACATCCATGATGCGAGTGACTCGATGTGTTCCTGCAACTTAGGCGTCTCCGATTCAAGATCCAAGTCTCGAAATTGTGGTCGAAAAGAAAACGAGGCCAAATTCCATGGTGCTTCAGCGTTAGGCTTCAGGTTCCAGGGGTAGTATCGAAGGTCAGGAAAGGCGATAGGGTAAAGGGTAAGCGGCGGGCGAAAGGCTTCAGTGACGAAGTTAACGGCGCGAACAAAGTAGTGGTCTTCAGGTATGATATGATACGGCTGTTCGAAAGAGAAAAAGTCTTCGATAACGGCGGTGTCGGAAGAGTCAGATCTTCGGTTAGTCATTGCCTGATCAATTTCCTCCTTAGAGAAAAACTGTCGTGCTTTGCGCTCAATCCATCCACGGATCTTAGATCCAAGGGTCCTAGCAGCCCAAGACCTCGAAAAGCTGGCTTGCGTTTCAATGTCGGGGGGGAGAGGTAGTTGAGTGAGATTATTCATGTTTTTGTTGATTCAGTAGAGTCTGAGTAGAAATAATTTTCGTTGAACCGGGGGGGGGGCCGG